CTCCCGGAACCTCGCAGGTTGATCCCTTTGGAGTGCAATTAACATGGGTCCGAGTTGCTTAGGCACTATTGGCAAGGGCTGTGAGGCGCAGCATCCGATTGTTCGGGAGCGCGCGCTCACGTCTCGATGCGAGCGGACCCGCGGCGGAACGAAAACGGTCGGAATTCCTCAATATGTGATGACGGTCGTGAACGAGGTTGTTCCGGTTGACCCGGCTCCGCCCCCGGTTCCGCCTCCGGTTTGTATATAACGAGCCCGCCCCGAGACTGGGGAGGCGTTTCGGGCGACTATTGGGATACCTATTATGAGCGACGAAATCGACCTGGGCACAGACCACGAAGAGGGCTATGGATTATCACTTCCGTCGATGGGTGGCGGCGGTAAGCGGTATCCATCTTTTCACTACTCCGGACCCACTGAGCTTGATCTTCCCGAAAGCGGAGAGATGAAGATCAAGTTTGTCAAGACGCGAGAGACCCACTCGAAGCACCCGGACGGCAAGGCGTGGTATGAGTGCGATCTGGAGGTTCGGTGCATTTGCGACGTAGAGTCCGAGGAGGATGAAGTCGCGGAGCCCACGCATCGGGACCGCAGCGCGGAGGAAGCCCTGGATGCAATCGCCGAGGCCCTTAACGGGCGCAAAGAAAGCGACGAATAATGATCCGCGTGGACGACATATACGACGAGGCCCGGAAGATCATCGGGATATGCGACGATACCAAGCTATTTCGTTGGTTGACGGACGCGGTCGCGATGGTGGCCGACAAGGAAGACTTGGAGGGGTGGCGCGGATACCTGGACATTTGCACCGCGGGGTGCGCTAGTTGTAACGGAGCGACGCAGTGCAATAATCCCGCCGGGTGTGGTCGCCGGTGCGTTGCGCTTCCCCGGGAGGTGGATACGGTTCTTGCCGTTAACATCGGGGGCCAGCCAGTGCTAGGCTATGGTCAAACCTTTTCTTTTCATCTCAACGGTCCCGGTGATTGTCGGACTGTTTGCGAGTGGCGTTGGATGGATCAGGGAAAGTTCCATTGCACCTACCGCGATCTACCACATGCGTCGAAGTTGGTAGCATACCTCCAGACCCCCGCGGACAACGGAAAGCAGGTCATCGTCTACGGGTATGACGAGGGCGGGAATGTGCTGCGTCGGCAGGTCAATGGAGAGTGGCTAAATGGCATTTTGATTCCTACAGTTTATGGAGTGGCGGTCCCGGATGTCCAAGCACCCAAGATCGCGCGTATCACTGGGCTTTACAAGGACCTGACGGTCGGAAGCGTTCGTCTCTCGACCACAGATGATTCGGGAGCAACAGGGACGTTGCTTACGGTGATGGAGCCCGACGAACAGACCCCGCAATACCGTCGCATCCAACTCAACCGCTCGTGCAACTGGGTTCGGATCGCGTATCGGAGAACTAATCCAGTGATTACGTCCCGTTATGACCATATTCCGTTGCGGAATCGTCGTGCGTTTCTTCTCGCGGTTCAATCGGTCAAACATTATTCTGATAATCAGATAGCCGAAGCCCACAGCTACGAGGCTGATGCGGCGCGGATGGAGCTTGAGAGCCAGCAATGTGCCGAGCCCCCTGTTTACAATCCGATCCAGGTCATTGATATGTCTAATCCTCGTGACAAGTATGATTATGACATCCGGTAATACAATGGATAAGAAAACCTTAACTTTGTTTACCCTGTGGTGCTGGCTTGAGCTTGAGAAGAAGCATCGAGCGAAGCGCGCGTCTCTTCAGGCGTGGCGTGCGGCTAATGTAGAAAAGAGCAGAGCGTATAGCCGGGCGTGGTGTAACCGTAATCCCGAAACCTCGCGCGCAAGGTGCCGGGCGTGGAAGGCGAAGAACCCAGAAAAAACGAGGGCCTCCGTTTGTGCGTGGAAGGCGGCAAATCCAGATAAAGTGCGTGCGCATGGGCGGGTTAACTATGCGGCGCATCCGGAAAAGGCACGCGCAAACAATGCGGCGTGGCGAGAAGAAAACCCCGAGTATCAGCGAATGCGGTATCGCGATGATTTAGACTACCGGCTGAAGAACTTAGCAAGAAACCGAGTGCGAAGCGCGCTACGGGGAGCTTCTAAGTCGGCCCGGACGATGGAGCTAATCGGGTGTCCCGTCGAGACCCTAAAAGCGCACCTCCAGAAGCAGTTTCTTCCCGGAATGACTTGGGAGAATTACGGCAAGTGGCATGTTGACCACATCCATCCTTGCGCTAGTTTTGATTTGACTAATCCCGCGGAGCAGAGGATTTGTTTCAACTACTCGAATCTTCAGCCGCTCTGGGCCAAAGACAACTTGAGCAAAGGAGCTAAAATTGCCTCCTAGTCCTGCCACTAGAATTATAGATCACGACTCTACCTTTTTCTCCGGGATGAAGTCTGATACTCACCCCGGACAGGTTCCTTTGGGGTATTATTACTCGGGGATTAACGTCCTTAACGTCGGTGGCCTGATCTCGTGCCGTCCGGGCTACCGATGTGTTTACACACTGCCTGATGGAAACCTACAGGGCGCGTTTATCTTCCGCCCGCAGGAGGGCCTGGAGCAGATTCTCGTCATAGTGGATGGGAAGGTCTACGTCTCGAACTGGCCCTTTGACAAGTTTCACGTCCTCGCCGGGCTCCAGTTCAACCCGTATGCGCAGCGGATTTATTTCTCGCAGACAATTCAGTCGGCCACAAGGACCGACAACTCTTTCACGTCTCCAATCGCGATCATAACCCCGAAGGCGGTCCTGTTCATGCAGGACGGGGGCGACACGGCTCCGGCATGGTATGACGGCTACGGCTTCGGGCACATTTCCGGGCTCCCCTACGAGACGCCATCTGGCTCCGCGATGGCCTGGGTCGGCAGCCGTTTGTGGATCGCGTCGAACAATCAGGTTTTCGCCAGCGACATCTCGAATCCATTCAGCTTTCGCGAGTCCGATTACCTTGGTGGGCAGGTGAGCTTTTTCTTCCGCGCGCCGGTTACCGCGATGATTGTCACGCCCTCGACCGAGTCGCCGCAGTTGATGGTCTTTACCGCGGTGGACGGGAGCATCCTCCAGGCGAACATTCTCGACCGGTCGCTGTGGACCACTACCCCGAATTTCCAGGAAGAAGTCGTCGGCGAGGGCTGCCAGTCCTCGCGCGCGGTGCTGTCCCACTACGGGCGGTTGGTGTTTTTCTCTCCCGAGGGAATCGCGTTTTACGATCCGGCGTTGAGCGGTAAGATCACAACTCGGTTGCCTCTGCGAGACAATGAAATGATGGTCTCCAAGGCGACGGTGAACGACGACCTATCCGGGGTGGCGCTTGGGTCCTTCGGGCAGTTCCTAATGGTCTCGGTTCCGGCGGAGGACGCCTACAATCGGCACACTTGGGTCCTCAACCACGCCTCTCTGACTACCCTTAGCGACGACTCTGGGCCGTCCTGGGCCGGATATTGGATAGGGACACGCCCGGTGGAGTGGATGTCCGGTCAGGTGGCAAACTCGGAGCGGTGCTTCTACATCTCGGTGGATTACGACGGAAAGAATCGGCTCTGGGAAGCTTTTCAGCCGGATCGGCTCGACAACAAGTGCCCAATCACTTGGGCGGTTTTCACTCGCGGGTTGTTTGGCAGCACGGCGTCAATCCAGGAGAAGCCCCCGGGTTGCAAGTGCCGCCTAGCCTGGACGGACATCGCGCTAGCCGGAATTGAGGAAGACCTCAATCTCGGTGTGTTCTACGCGGGCGGCTCCCGCGGAGCGTTTCGTCAAGTGATGAACAAGCTCGTCTCAGTCCAGCGGGGTTCACTTTCCTTCGACCAGGAGATAACGGCGGACTCGATCCTCTACGCGTTCAAAGCGCAGTCCCGGGTGTTGCGAACGGAGGACGCGAACCAGCAGGTCTCCGATACGGAGCAGGGAAGCTGCGGAGTCGAATCGGAAGACAACGACAACATCGACCGGGACTTCCAGTTGCTAATTGTGGGGCACGGTCCGGCGACGATCCGCTGGATCAGGCCCTTTGCTTTTTTGGTCCCCGAAGACTTTTCTGGTGAAGCAGAAGCGTGTCAGCCGGAGCCGCCGGTTCGAGCGGTTCGGTTTGATGGGGTTGGCACGAATCAGCCGGACGCTGCCGACGCTATCGCGGACCTTGCGTCTCGTCCGATGGCGGACTTTGTCTCGCAGAAAACGGTGGTCCTCAATCAGCAGGATTTCACCGCGGTCGGGGTCGGCCAGGGAGAGAGCATCGTGTCGCAAGAGGCCGCAGATCGAGTTGCGGAGATTGTCGCGACTCGCATGGCTGAAATGGAATTGACCTCGGAGACGACTCCGGTGATTTCGACGGGAACCGGATTGTAATGAATCTCGTCCTGGACAACCTGCTATTGCGCCGCCCGAGGATTCTGTATGTGAGTCCTCCGGTGTGCCCGACGAACTTCAGTGGTTCTGGGTCTGGAGTTGTCCTTGAAGCTGCGGAATCTCCCACGCCTCCGAGCGGTTTGCAGTTAGCGGGACAGTGCAGCCGATTTGTTATCTGGAGTGGGTATCCCGACTTGGTGTGCATGTCGCTCTACCGGGTGGACGACCCGGGGCAACTCCTTGGTCCCGCCACGCTGCTAGCCGAGTGCGTCCCGCCTGGGTTTGTGGGAGTGTGCAGTCCCGGCTGGTGGAAAATCACTACCCAGACTGCCGGGGGAATAGAGTCGGCCCAAGGAGACCCAGTGTTTTCTCCTGGAG